TTCTGACCGAACATTCCAAACAGGAACATCAGCACGAATAACCCCAGGCCAAACACCGCCAGCTTGTTTCGCATAAAACGGCGCAGAATAATGACCTTCTTATTGATGACTTTAAAGTCATCGCCTTTCACCACCGAAATGGTTTGAGTTTCAGTTACCTGGCTCATGAGATCCTCACTCGGGGGTCAACGATACTGGTGGCAATATCGGCGATAATAGCGCCGATGGCGAAGAGAACGGAACCGTAAGCCAACGTTGCGGTCGCGGCGTTCACATCCTGCTGGCCGATCGCGTCAATAGACCATTTACCAATGCCGGGCCATGCAAACACGGACTCCGCGAAGAAGGCACCCGCAAAAATGGTGGGAATGGTGTATGCAATCGACTGTGCCACCGGGATGAAGGACACGCGCAGGGCGTGGCGGGTAATCGCCTGGTTACGGGTGAGTCCCTTCGCGCGAGCGGTACGCACGAAGTCTGCATTCACGTTATCGAGCAGGTATTGCCGCTGAGCAATCTGATAGCTGGCCCATCCGAAAATCGTCATACAGAAGGTCGGCACCACATAGTGCGCCGCCATGTCTATGGTGGTATCCCAGAAGCCTGTTACACCGGGCGTCGAAATACCGGTCACATAGAAAATCTTCTCTCCACCATTAGCAACGGCGATGTTGTTGATAGTGGTCGCGCCCTGCTGCACCACGAAGTAAGCAACGGGAGCGGGGATGATGTAGACCAGGTAGGAGTAACCGGTGATAACACGGTCAGAGAACTTGTACTGGCGAGCTGCCGAGTACACACCCAGGGCAATACCAATCACAATCGAGAGAATGGTAGCCACCAGCAGCAGGCGGGTAGAAACCCACACGCGCTGGCCAAATTCCTGGTTAATGTACGCGCCGTTGGGGCTACGGCCCCAATCGAACTTGGTGACCACATTGGTCAGCCACTGAACGTAGCGGTCCCAGGGGTTCATTTCGGGATCGAGACCCAGGGATGCGAAGTTACGGTTCACCTGCTCGGGGCTAGGCTTCGGAACCTTTTCCTGCTCCAAGAGGGCAGGCTTCAGGGCAGTAACCGCTGCAAAGTAACCCATCGTGGTCGTAATAAAGACCATGACGAGGTACGTCAGCGATCGCTGGAGGATGTACCTAAACATGGGACGGTTCCCCTCCTTGTGTAGATGTCGGTGTTAAGGCATGTGTGTCATGCTGTCCTAGCGCACTGCTTCGTGATGACTGTCACTAGGAGCATATGTACTTTATCTTATATAGCCTGTAACACTTCCACCAAACCCACATTGGGCACTTTCACCCCTTAGAACAGCCTGTATGCAAGCTAAAAGGGAGCTGGGTAAAAAAATGCCCCGGAATACCGGGGAAAAGGGGCGGATTAACAATTTTTACGAAAATTTTACATCGGAAACAATTCTCTCGACATAGGGACGTAATAACCTTTTCGATAAGCGCTTTACTGGGGCAAAACACCACGTAAACCCACTATTTAAGGGACTAAACCAACACTTCCAACCCCTAAACCAAGCACTAAGGCACACCTCTTAAGCGCACTGGTTAAGGCAACTCAGCCAAAAGCGGGGCCCCCCCCCCCCTAAAAACCCAGCGCATACCCCCCCGCCATACTGACGCGCCACTGACCGCAGACCGACGAAAACAACTGCACAGCCTCCCAGTTGTTCGGCCACACCTCCACCTCATCCGCCGTCACATCATCCGCATCAAAGCCGAAGAATCCCAACGACGAGACCGTCTTCTCGTCGTCAGAAAACATCGCACGGACGGCGGCAATCAGTTTTTTTCGCGCGCGCCTTCATAAGCCAAGTAATACGCATCAATAATTGCAACACCGGAACGAGGATATTCATCCAAGAGGTAGGCAACATTCTCGGCATTCAGATCATCATCGAAGCCCCAAGACTTGACGATGTCCAAAACAATTTCAGAATCGCTGACAGAACCGTTATTGAGTTTGTCGCCAAATTCCGCCAACGCAGGGCGGTTTTTCCACACAAACTCAAACTCAACATCCAAATACTCGCCTGCAGGAACAGGGATTTTTACTTCAGTTTTAAACGTAGCGGCATGCGCCAATTTCAATTTAGACATCACAATTTCCCAAAAAAATACCGCCCCGAAGGGCGGCAAAGTTACACAAGTCCACCAAAGACCAGCCGAAATTACAAATAGCGGTTAAACAAACCGGACAGCGAATACGTCATATTGACCGCCATCAAATCGTTACGCACAAGCTGAGGCATTGGGTTCATACTCACATAACCGTTGTACACGACTACCGATTTATTCTTCAGAATAATACGCAGCGGCGTCAACTTACCGTTGTCGCTTGCCATTTGAGCCACCTTATAACCGGGTAAATTCGGGTCGTCGGCAATTTTGAACGTCATCGAATACGCAGACTGGGTCGTCGGCAACTGACGTTCAAAGTCATCTTCCAAGAAACCGAACTGAGTGAACTGCTGCTCACCGCCCGAACTCGACACTTCCATGATCTGCGTAATCTGCTGCCACGCTTCCACCTTCTGAAAACTACCCGCACCCGAACCGGCAGGAAACTTGTTTTCATCGCGCGTATCGATGCCATCCAGCTTAAAACTGTTCGCATCGACGCTTGTTACACGGAAAACACGCTCATTCAAAATACCCCAACCCGACATCAAAACCACATAGTCGCCGTTTTGCAAACCATGGGCCGTCGCCGTACATACAGCCTCTGCCGCATTAGAGATTGCCGTGACCTTCTTCTCAGCCAGCAGCTTCGTAGCGATCTGCACGATCGAACCATTAGCCAAATTAACAGCCATATCAAAATCCTAAAAAAGAACCAAATAAAAAAGGCTGCCCAAACAGACAGCCGCCAACAAAAAACCGCCTAAGCAGTCATAAAAACAAAATCCTGCACCATCCCGCGCCGGCCATCGTCCAAAACGACCGCATCCGCCGCCGACAGCGCATAACCTTCCAACGAATCCAACAGCGACCGCTCCACCGCGCGGCTCTTCTCCACCGCGCCCAAACGGTCGACATCCCACACCGACACCGAGAACCGAACTTCATACCCATCATCGTTATGGTCTAAAAACAAACAACCCGCGCCGCCGACACGCTGCACAATTACCAACGGAAATTCCGCCTCTTCAGGCGCAAAATCATGATAAACATCCACCCCCGGCAAAGCACGGCCGATCGCACTAATCAGAGATTCTTCCACGCACCACCTCCAAGACAGCATCCAGCATCACCGCCTCCATCTTCGCACCCTGAATCTTCAAAGCACGGAACAAAAAAGGACGCGGCGCAATCGACTTACCATTTTTCCGACGCACCCCGTTGTGCACCATGTACCCATAAGGCACAGCCCGAAGCACACCGCCCTCATAACGCCCCCGATTACCCTCACGGTCGCGCCAACCCACCTGATAAACCGCCCGCCGACCATCGACCGAATCGGACTTATCATAAAAAGCAAAAACCGAGCGTCTCAAATCGCCCGGTTCAAAACCATATCGCCGCTTGCTCCCATCAGCATTGCGGCTGCCCTTACTATAAAAATAATGCCGCTTATGATGACGCGGAGCCTGAATCTTAATTTCCTCGCGCAACAGGGATACACCCCGAAACGCCGCCCAGCGCAGCTTCTCTCCTACCGCCTCCGGCAAACTGTCAAACCGCGCAATCGCGTCCGAAAAATCAGCATCAATGTCCACTTTCATCAGGCAGGCTCTCACAAATCAAATCCAAAAACTCACGCCGACGCAAATCAGGAGTCACCGCACGGATAACATAAACCCCATTTCCCGTCTTCACGCGCATATCCGCCGAAATCCCGGTTCGCCAACGAATACGCACCGAAGCCCGCACCGAAGCCGACAACACATCATGCCGCATCGTCTCCGACCCGGACACATGACGCACATCCGCCCACACCTTGCACAACGGCCGCCAAACCATCACAGTCGCGCCCGACTTATCCTTTTCCTTTACCCGCCGAAGAATCTCCACACGGTGCCGCAACTGCCCAGCCTTCATAACCGCTCCAAACAAAAAGGCCGCCTGTTTCAGACGACCTCAAACCACAAAAAACTACTTCCGATAAACCACCGCCGAATCGTGCCACCTATCCAAAGGCTGCAACCCCGACACATCAAACACAAACTGCGTCGGACCACGACCCGAAATATCGACCTCCACAATCATCTTCCGACCGTCGAGAAGACCATAAAACAACGCCAAATTCTCAATCATACAGCCAGTAATGCCCATCTGCTCGACCGTCCGAGCCGAACAACCCATAATACTGTCCGAATCGGTAAGATCTCCCGAAATACCCAACACCTCGTCATCATCAATCCGATACTCGACCCTGCAGCCTTCAGACCCGCAATCAGCAAACTCCCCGTCAGACAACCTAAACAACGCAATCGGGAAATCATATTCCTCATAACCGCCCAAAGTCAAATCAAGCCCGACATCACCATGACCGCCGCCAATATCGACCCGATTGACCGACCGCAGCTTCGCCATATAAGAAGTCTTGCCCCGCATTTCATCAGCAACCCCCAAATAAACCCATCCCGAACCATCAGGCAGTGCAGGGGACGAAGCCGCACCGACTGAAGAAGCAGAAGAAGCAGAAGAAGCAGAACGCACAGCGTCCACATGCTCACCGCCGCCACACCCTGCCAACGCAAGCAAAACAGCAGATAACAACAAAATCTTCATACATATTCCCTTTAAAAAACAGTATTCGATATTATCCGCCGCCTGATAAGCCGTCAAATTCCTACTTCGTCACATTCAATACGCTTAATAAAATCATCTAATATTACAATCACATCTGATAAAGTTTTGCTATCTTCACAAAAAGAATAGTGCAAGATGCCGACCAGCAAAAGATATTGCCCAATTACGAACTTTCCGTAACGCATGCACTCATCCAATTTTCGGCTCAAGTCTTTACAAAGTTCTAAACCAAACAGCGAAAACATCGGCGCAGAATCCAACTGCCTTTGCAGATACCACCGCGCCTTTTTCAAATCTTCGATGCCGTTCTTGTCCCGATACCGCCAAATATACTTGAACGCATTGCCCAAGTTAAAATTCATATTTTCCGTAAACTCGATGCACTCATACGGCTGCTGGCGGTAATGTGCCGGATTGATATTGTCTTTTTCCATCTTCATGCCGTGGTGCATAATCAAAATGATGGTACGGGGTATGTGCCATTA